CTTCCCGCAGACCATCCTCGTTGTAGGCGTCAGAGTTTTCCTTGCCTTCCACCTTGTCGTTGGCAACATCTACGACGCTGCGGTCAAGACTATCGGAACTGGGAGCGACGGTCGGCGAATCTTCCAGGTAAAGCTTGGAGGCGATGCGACTTTCGTACTCGTAACGGTCGATGAACTGTTGATGGGTGACGCGGGGGGCGGAGTAGAAATTAGTGTTGTTGTACGGCAGGAATACGTGGTCGATAGGAACGAACTCCACGCGCTTGCGCTTGCCGTCATGCCAGATTTTCATGTACTGACTACCGCCCAAAGGCAGCTGGGACAGCAGACTTTCCAGCTCGTCGCGGTACTCCGGGATGCGCTTGGTCAACTGCAGGTTGAGCACGTCGCGCTTGAGTTCAGCGACCTGTACGCGCTCGTCATCGCTCTCGGAGGTGATCGAGGTGCGGACCGGGCCGCCGGACGGCATTAATTCCTTAATCGCGCGGGCCTCAAAGTCCACACAAGCTTCGGCAAGCATTGGATGAACGGCGCGGGAGGCACCATTAAATTGCGCACCGCCGGGGGCGTCGTCGCCGAGGCCCGTGCGGCGGATGCCGTCTTCGTATTGCTTCTGGCGTTTTTCGCGAGCCGTCTTGTCCTTCTTGACCGCTTCGATCAGTTCGTTGGCGATCTGATAGCGCTCGGACTTCGGGATACGCTTTGCGAGGTTCTCGCCGAACGAAGCATCATCCTGTTCGTCCTCATCCTCGTCGCCCATCGTGACGATTGCGGAACCATCCTCCAGCTCGACTACTTCGCCTTCGAGGGCCTCGTGCAGGGTGTCATCTTCCTCCGGCATCGTGGAGGGGATGCCTTCGATTTCGCGGTCGCGCTCGCCCATACTGATAGGCATTACTTCTTACTCCGTTTGGGGATCTTGGCCCCGCTGCGGCGCGCAACGTCGAGGGCGATAGCGACGGCCTGCTTTTGGGGCTTGCCGGCCTTCATCTCGGTGGAGATGTTCTTTGAGATGACCTTCTGCGACGTTCCCTTTTTGAGCGGCATCGGTGTGCCTCCTTAGCCAGAATAGACCCTATTATAAACTGAAAGTGAACCCGAACGCAAGCGTTTTATTCCGACAGAATATCCCAGGACCGCCCGCGAGTTCCGGTAGTGGCTGTCTCGGTGCCGGGACGGATGGTGATGGGGGTGACACGCCCGCCGGAGGCGTACCGCTCTGGCCAAATAAAGTCTTCCGGGGCATACCCTTCGGGCGGGGTTTTAGCGGCCGCCTCCAATTCCTCACGCGTAATAAACCCGGAGGGGTGTAATTTGTTCGCCAACAGCCCCGTATTCGCCAAGTCGCCGACATCCGACCACGGTCCGCCGAGCGGAGAGTTGCGCACGAAGTCTTGGACGAACGGGAGGTACTCTGGATTGGGAGCTTTGTTCTGCTTGCCCTTGATTTGTTTGACTCGCGGGGCCAACGTTAGGTCTGGGTAGTTCTGGCTAACCCACGCCTTCCAGTCTCCGCCTTCAAGATCGGCGCGATTCAGTTGGTGGCGAACTTCAGCCGGAAGACTCTCGTAACCCGGGGGTTCTACCTCCACTGTTACGTGGGGTTCGCCTTTCGCGTCCCGAAGACTGAAGATGCGCGACCGACCGGACAGAACGTCCTCGCAATACCCGCCGACACAATTCTGCATTACGTCACCCTCGTATTTGAGTTGGTCGGCTAGTTCCTGTGAACCAGCGTCTCGTTGTGCAACATAAAGAGCATCCTCCTTAGAAGCTCCGCTACCCAACACTTTCCCGTTTTTACTTAGTATAGACCAAGTACCGGCGGGGGACTGCCGATATTCGAATTCAGGCAACTGCTCATTTCGTTTCAACTCCACCCACCGCAACCCTTTCGGGTTGTTTTCTGGATACTCGCGCACAAGACTAGCCTTCTCGGCCATCTGACGATTCAGTTCCGCCCGCTGCGCCGCGCGCCACTCGTTGATGTCGTGAACCCGGCGGACGGCTTTCTCCATGGAAAGATTTTGCATCGCCTCTGGGGCCAACTGGAGGTGGCGGGGCAGACCGGACGCGGGGTCGAGAGCGTTGGACAGTTCGTCGATGAGGTGAGGAAAACCCAACACCTCCGGGCCAGTCCTAGTTGCCGATAGTCCCCTGTTCATCCCATATATTGGGGTGTTTTCCGGTACCAACCCCCGCCAAGAATTTTCTCCAGGCTGGGTGTACGCATCATAGAAACTTGCGGGTCTGCTAGATACGGCAGCATCGGCTATGGTTTCCCATTTTTTGGCCAAACTACTAACACCCACACCCTTACGCTCAAATCCGAGTTCACTCCTATTATCAGAAGCCAATTTTTTGTACCGACCAGCCGTACCCGGTGCTATATCGTAGTGTAGCACCCCCTGCTCCGCCAGCCGGCGCACTTCATCTTCAGGCGAAGCCATACGGGTCTTGACATACTTAGTGAGCGGGCCTTCGATCCAACGGTTGATTGATAACTCTTTATCGCGACGCGCAACCTCTTCTGCGATTCGCGGGTCAGACAACATTTCTTCCGTAAACACGGCGCGATTATGGGCTTCACCAAGTGGTCTCTTCAACCCCCGCAGCGCGTCCTCCACCGAACCGGCAAGCCAGTTCCCACCTTTCTGCTTGATGACCCCGGCCATCGCGCCAAGCGGCGAAGGGTTCCACCAAGCAGAAGCCCTCTCGATGTCGGCTTCCGAGGGGTTAAAGGTGCGTTCGGCGACCCGGCGGGCCGAGGTCGGTCGTCCGGCTTCGTCGCGGAGCTTCTCGGCGGACTGTTCAAGGTACGCGGCGGGGTTGGACAGCAGGTCGCGCAGTTGGCGCTTTGCGCGGTTGCCGAAGGAGTAAAGACCACCAAGAAGTTCAGGCATAATCAACCCCTTTTACCGAGCACGCTCGTAATCGCGGGCCGAGAGTTAAACATTTGATCAGGGTATTGCATTTCAATACGACGATGGATAGTCGGATGGGCCGACTTCAAGTAGTCGTCAATGGAAAGTTGGGCATCGATTGCCCCTTCCTGCAACGCGCGGGCTTGGTCCGAGGGTACCGAGGCGTAAAGCTTGCGGATGTCTACGATTCCGACAGGACGCGCAGCGGCCAGGAGAGGTGACCCCAAATTGCGGCCAACACCCTCGACCCCCAGACGACCGAGAGCGCGCAGGGCGTTGAGCGCTCCTTGTGGCAGCCGGTTAAAGCCAACCATCAATTGGTAAGGATCAAGGATTCCCGCATCTTCCAGCCCGATAGGCGGGTTGTTGCGCTCGCTGGCCGCCAAGTATCGTTCCCAGTCGGGGTCCACCTGAGAGGCGGAATAAACGTGCTCACGGGGATCAAGATTCGGCATTACCCATTCCTCATTTGGACTAAACCGCCACCAGCACGGCGGATGATACCGACCCCGAGGTCTTCGGCAAGATGTTGCGCACCGGCGCTATCCAGAATTTTGGCGATCACACCATCCGACAACGCATCAAGGGGCGACATGTACTCGGCACCGAATCTCTTTTGGTAAAAGTCGCGAGCCTTTTCGAGAGGGGTGAACACGATGCGATCAGCATCAGGGAACAACGGGCCCTTTAAGATGGAGTCCAGCAAGTGTTCACCCGCACCTGGCGCGTCCAACGCCGCCGCCAAGTCGTAAAGGTACGCTACACCCGGTTCGTTGATTGTTTCCGGACTGTCCAGGGCCGCCAACGCATCGGCTTTAACGCCAGTCGGGTGCATCTTTAACGCGATGGCATCAAAACCGGGATCAACGTACGACTGGCGAGGTAACCCACGTAACACGGAAGTTGCAAGGCGAGCTGCATTTTGGCCCTTCTGGGCTTTACCGGCGGGAACTTCGCCAAGCGGCATCCGTTCTATCGGCTTGACGATGCCCGCATTTACCACGTCGCGAATGCCCTGTAGTCCCCCTCGTTCATCCAAAGGCAACTCGCGAGGAAACGCGTAATACTCGCCACGGGGGCCGCGAATCATCGATTTTTCAAATAAAGCCTGCGACGGCGTGGCCCTGCGCACCAAATTTAGCGCGCCTTGAATTCCACGGGCGGGTAAGTCAATGAGGGGCATGACTACTCATCATACGGGTTAGAACGACGTTTGGTGGCATAATCAATTTCTTCCACTTCATCTCCCTCGAAATAATCGAGTTCGAGCAATGACGAATCTCTGAGGAAGATTAACGCTTGCGTAAGCGTATCGATGTAGTCGTCATGGTCCGCGTTGGGGAACCGCTCCATCTGCGCCTTTAAGTCGTCTGCCCAACTTACCCATTGCCCCGGACGCTTGGATGATTCTAACACATAAACGCACCCCAGATCAAGGATGGGGGCCACCTGATGCGCCCTGGATATTTTATCGGCACGGCCAGGGTTGTAAGACTGAGCGGGGATGTTTGCCTGCCTCAACTCTTGTATCAATGAAATACCCGACCCCTTTTCCTCGATCAGCAAAGCGTCGGCTTTACGGCCCCGACGCCCTTTCTCATCGTCACCACCATACGACGCGCGCCAGTCACTAATGACTTTAGCGCGCAGGTCAGGATATTCCATGTTGTCCGACCACGCATCCATGATCATGACGCCGCGCCGGCCCTCATCAGTAAACACACCATACACCGTACAGGCAGTCGGATCGTTGGTGGTCTTCTCAGTAAAGGCCGTATCATATGACTGCAGAATGAAATCGAAAGACGGCATCGGCTTGTCGACCGGCCACAACTGCACCTTGGAGGGCTTGAGGATACCCCCGCCAGCCGGGGCTGGGCGTTGCTGCAGCTGGCCGGCAGTGCCGTATTCGCCCAATGACTTCTTGAGGCTGTCTATTTCATCCCTGCCAAACCTTTCCGGCCACAACAGTGACCCATTAGCTTCTCGGGGATCTTCCCACCCGATACTGGTCTTGAACCGGACGCCCTCGAATTCCGCCGGCAAACATAAATGTTCATACCCACCAGCCTTTAATACGTGGCCAGCCAAATCGGCCTCATGCAAACGCTGCATAACAATGACGATGGCCCCGGTCCTCGGGTCGTTTAAACGTGTTGACATCGCCTGATCGAACCACTCAAGGGTCGATTCACGCATCGCGTCAGACTGCGCCTCCAACGCGTTGTGCGGGTCGTCAATTACGATGCCGTCGCCGCCATGACCAGTCGTAGCGGCACCGACCGATGTGGCGAAACGATAGCCATACTTATCATTCTCAAAAAACGTCTTAGCATTCTGATCCCCAGTGAGACGGAACAGATGCCCCCACCTTTCCTGAAACCAGGGGGACTGGATGAGTCTACGGCACTTTAACGAATCGCGGACCGATAACGACCCCGCGTATGAGGCGAACAGCCAACGGAACTCTGGGCGGGCGATCCAAACCCACACCGGCCACATCACCGCCACCTGGATGGACTTCATGTGGCGCGGCGGTATATTAATAACGATGCGACGGATGTCCCCATCCGTCACCGCTTCAAGGTGCTCCGCAATGGCCTTTAGGTGCCACCCTTCTACGAAAGGCGTGCCCGGTTCAATTACGTGCCACGCCTGTCTAGTGAATTCATACAAGGACGACTCGGCGGCGCGAATTTCGCGCTCGCGCCGAATGGCCTGCAGAATGACAGACGGCGGGAAAGGAGCATTCATCTACTTAACTTGGCTGTTATAAACTTCTTCTAGCCATTCATGCAGCCGGTCGTCATCAAGTATGGCGTCATACATTTGTTCAAAATGGTCTATCGGGTCACCAAAAACATCCCCCTGTTTCAGACGCAAGTCGCGAAACCCCTTTTCACCCAACAATTTTTCATATGGCCCAACATTGCGTTCACGTTGGATGTTTGCATACAAATCATATAACGGTTCATACCCCGTTTCATACTCTGAGCCAACCCCGGCACGGCCCCTACTGACGGCTTTAGCGATGTCATCCTCAGTGGCACCCAAATCATCAAAACCGTAGTCAAAAAACCGATGTTTATCGGTTGAATTCAAAAATGACTCCAAGCTGTTACGGCTGTCGGCCCAGTTCCCCAGCAAATCCTCTGGGCTGATACCAACTTTGTTAATGTAAGATTGTACAGCATCCTCCGGCAACCCATACGTTTTGGAAATTTCCGGCACAGTCAATCGATCCAACAACTTTTCCATCTTATTGGCCATGCCGGGAGCCACATCCTCCAGGTCCCAAAAGTAATCATATCCCGCCCCACGATACAGCTTGCTCTTCATCACACTGTTTAACGCCGCCGAAATCGCCGCCTGTATCGATTCGTCTGGTATTACTGGCTCTGTGGTGATATTTTTAATAGCGCCCCGCCCCGCCGCACCCAACGCGATGTCGACCGCCTCAGGCACCACCTGCCGCGCGGCAGCTGCAGCCCCCTGTTTCAATATTTTTCGTCTACCCGGCGATTCCAGGCCGGTTTCGGCCTTATTTATTGCACGTTGTGCGGCCTGTAAAGAACGTTGATCCCCAGCGTAAGCTGCCGGCAAATTAACACCCCTCAACGATTCTAAACCCCCAACACGGGGGATTGCCTCGATCTGCCCGGCCATGCGCGCTGCAATAAGTTGCGCGAGTGGGTCAATCGCTTGTTCCTGTGCCGGCCTAGCAGTCGATTTGGCAACCAATTTAACCGCAGCCGGTCCAAGTTTACTAAAAACGTCAAGTGGTCCCGCCATTTGCTTTCTCCATAATCTTTTCCAGCGCGTCCAACTCGTCGTCAGTCAGGTCACGCAAATTGGACAACTCCAGCCCGACACTTTTGATCGGACCACCATTGGCACCAGTTACCTCAGTCTTTACTTCCTGCTTGGCGGCGTATTTCTTGCGGTTGTTCTGCAGGTAAAACTTGAGCAATTCATCACTCTTAGTCTTTACGAACATCACCGCGCCCTGGCTAATCACCGGCTTATCCACACCCCGCACGGCACGTTCATAAAGTTCATCGTCGGCGGCCTGGACTAAAGTTTCTTCCATTTCGGTCAGAATGTCGTCGAACAGCGGGAAAGTCTTGCGCCACGCCCGCACAGCGCCATACGATAACCACTCATGGTCGCAGGCTCGCGACAGCGCCCCCTCCTGATTGAACCTCCACAATAAAAACAACATGGCCTGAGCAAGCTTCTCGGAATATGCGTCCCGATGTTTGGCCTTATCCTGCTCAGTGTACGGGTTGATGGGGGGTATGTGCCGATGGGTCTCCGTGACACGGGAACGTACTTCCATTACATGCTCAAGGAGTTCGTGGTATGTAACCACCCCCAAATCATCTTCGTAAGCCGCAATCTGCTCTTCCGACAAAGACACCTTTGCAGCCCGATATCTGGCGCTTGCCGGGGGGCGGGACGACCTGCCACGGGGCAAATCAGGGTCGACGCCCCTGGCCCGGAGGGCGTCATCCTGTTTCTTTACCCGCTCTTTAGCTTTGGACAATCGGTCACCTATGGCCATGTTTAACGTCATGCTTAGCGCTAAGCACTTCGAACCGCAAATCGTCTATCACCGCGTTCAGCTCAGATATCTTTTCAAGCGCCGCGGCCAACTCAGTCCTTAACTCTTTAATTGTGCCATGCTTCAACACGATAGCATCAGCGACCCCGGAGTCAGCATTGCACGCGGCTTTCCACGCAAGGTCGGCCCGCTTTTGGGCGCGATACCTTTTGTAATATTCCCTTTGGTACTCCCTACGGTCATCACTATTCACATATGGCATGAGACACCCCCATATTTTGTGTTGACCAAATTATAACCTACGGGGGGCGGGCGATCAATCCAGATACCCTAAATTAAGAAGTAAGGATAGATTGTCACTATGACAAATAACCTTCTACAATATATAACAACTGAACTAGCTAGGTACGCGCGCGAATAGATGTCACGGTGACAATCTAGCCTTACCTTCTAATAAAAGGTGTTCTGAGGTTAGTGACCGCTAACCATAATACCGTACAGTTGCCGTGCAGTTTGCTGGGGGTCAAGTGATATTGCGGGCGCGCGCCGTGGCCTCTCCGTCACCCTCTGAGGGCCGTTTGGCTATATTGATAGCGGCACAGCGCCCCGAGCCCCTCCCGTGGCCCGAGAGCGGCCTTCGTGCCATATTCTAAGCGGTCTTACCCGACGCGGGGATTACTTCGAATGCCCAGGAGGTCATCAGGAGGTCATCAGGAGGTCTTCGGGGTGCGCCTTTAGTTCAATAATTGACAAAAATCGCTGCTCAAATTACAATTGACGTATGGTACAAAATCATGACCTCTGCCCCAAAGAGCGCGAACGCATCAGAAGGAAAGAATACCGCGAACGCAATAAAGAACAAATTAGAAATACAATTAAAAATTGGCTCGTAAAAAATGAGGATCGCGCCAAAGAAATGTGGGCTACGTACAGAGAGGTAAACAAAGAGGCAATCTCTGCAAAGAAAAAAGAGTGGTACGCCAAGAATAAAGAGAAGATTAAAAAACGAAGAGCCGAGTATAGAGCAAAAAATTCCGTGATTAGAACCATGCAGGCGACCATCAGGAAAAGGGTTTTGAAGCATGCAATACCAAAATGGATCTCGGTGGGCGATTTGTTGTTGGTGTATCGTGCGTGCCCGCCGGGGTACCACGTAGACCACATTATTCCAATTAAAGGTATCGACCCGGTTACTAAACAGCACGTGGTGTGTGGTTTGCATTGCCCAAACAATTTACAATATTTATCGATGGAAGACAACTTAACAAAGTGGGCTTGGTTTCCTCTCGAATGAAGCCAGAACAGCTACAGTACCAAAAATTTAAAAAGATGTGGCCGGGGCTGCTACCCCAGCGTCATGAAGATAAAATAGCCGACGGCGTGCCAGATGTGTCGTTTGTGTCAATTCGTGACTGCGGCCACATACCGGGTGGCGTATGTGGCTTCGTCGAACTAAAGACAATTAATAGTTGGTCTAACGCTCTGACCAAAATACCGCATCTGCGTCCCGGTCAAATCAACTGGCTGCGTAGCCGTGGGGGCATGTGTAAATATATATACCTGCTATTGTGGGTGCGTGAGTGTGATGAGTGGTTGTGGGTGCCAGGGTCGTCGGTGTCTCACATTATGCGGGATTCCGGACTCAGCGCTGCACAATGGCGTGAGTTATCCGTGTAGTGCCAGTGGCCACCCATTTCCTGTTGGATGGCCTTATGGGCGCGTTGCTCGGGGGTCATCTTTAGCCCTCGTTGATCGGTGCCGAGTTATGCGACATGAGGCGGTCGTTCACGCGACACGGGGTGGTCGTTCACGCGACATCGGGTGTTGTTGAATTCAAGTTGTGCGTCATCACCCGCAGCAGCTCGTAAGCCACTTGCGGAACTATTGCGTTTCCGGTGGCGCGGTATCGAGCCACCCTGTCGGGTATCCCATCAGCCACAAGGCAAATTCCGGGTTCAGTTTTTGACCATCGTGCAGCGCCCCAACTTGCGCTGCAAGCGTCACCGTTTGTCCTTTGGCCTTCAACTTCTCCGCGTATCCAGGGTCTTTTGAGCGGGCCTGATTTATCATCCCGACCGTTGGCGTTCGCCACCACCCAAACCCGTTCCCTGATGTGTAAGGCTCCGACGGCGCAAGCCGGAATAACAACCGCCCTCGCGGCGTAGTCGAGGCTCTCCAAGTCAGAGAGCACGTCGTCGAGGCCCATCGTGATGTGACCAGCAACATTTTCAGATACCACCCAAGTTGGTCTTGCTTGCTCAATAATTCGGCGCATCTCCGGCCAGAGGTGGCGGTCATCTTCTGCGCCTCGCCTTTTGCCAACGAGGCTAAATGGTTGGCACGGGTATCCGCCGGAAATAAGCTCGACGCCTCGAAACAATCGCCCATCTAAATTCCTCACGTCATCGTGTATCGGCACCCCCGGCCACCGTGCCGCCAGCACCGACTTGCAAAATTTATCCTGCTCACAAAATCCAACGGTTTCAAACCCTGCCCACTTTGCCTCCAGAGCAAAACCGCCGATCCCTGAAAAAAGGTCTAGGTGTCTCATAGTCAAAAACGCATAACACGTCGGTCAAGCGGCGTCATGTTCCGCGCCGCCAGTTGACCCTATATCCCCCGGTCCGTCCGGTTGCCGCATACCTGGCCGCGCGCCAAAGTGAATGGATTACACCAAGCCCAAAGCTACGGCAGGTTTTATAGGCGCTCATCACACCTCGCCCTCGAATTAGCACGTTCATTCCTCAATCAACTAGCCATCGAACTTGGCGTCGAACGCAATGCCGCAATCAACGCCGAGCGGTACTGACCAAAGCTCTGAAACGTCACCATATCAAGCACCCGGTGTGTGATCGTTCAGTTTTCATCCCGCAGCGGACTAAATTGTTTGTCGTCCGTGATGCGGTCCGGCGCGTATTCCACCCTGTGCGCGATCCCCAGCACGTTCATCACCTTTACGCGAAATTCCTGAGTGTCGCCGCCGTCCAGAAATTGGAACAGCATGCTGCGCAGCCGGGCGTTCTCATGCGCCGCCCTCTTCATTACTTCGTGACATTTCTGCAGGTTGGTGGCCGGGTGAATCAGTTCGTCGATTAATTTCATTTATTCTCTCCTTGCGGGCTTCGTTACAATCAACACACCGGTTAATAACTACCCCGGTACGCTTCTTTTTAAAGGTTAAGACAAGCGCCGCCGGCTTCCTTTTCCTGCAGCAACTGCACATCTTGGTTTCATCGCCCATTGCCTTTCCTCCGGATTGCTGCACGCAGAATATTGTTGACCCGCATGCGGCGCATACCCTCATTCGGTGCCGGTCCTTCCCATGATTTCATCAACTTCTGACGCAACTCCGTCGTCAGCACCCCCGCCGTGCGGGCCTCGTTGATAAAGTCACCGATGATGACCAACCCGGTGGTGGTAGCCGGCTTTTTGGGCGCGGGGATTTCCCCCGGGGTTGCCACCCCCGCATTATTCCCGCCGGTTGCCACCGTCGTGGATTCGTGCGGCAGTGCTTTGGGCCAGTGCGTCGGCCCAAACACAACCCCAGATGGATCAGTGGGGTGCGTGGTTCTCCCGCCCAACGTCCCCCACTGGTAGGTGGGGGTATCGGCCCGCGTCTTCCCGGTCTTGGAAATTTTCATG